GCCTCGGGCAATATGGGTGGGATCTTGTACTGCGTCTCAAGCTTCTCAAGGAAGTCGCTTACGTCCTGTGCGTACTCATACGCCAAGGGCTGTGTAGGCTTGTACATGTTCTCAGCGATGTACTCCTCAGCGGCTTTACTGCCCTTGGTGATCGCTGTAGGGATTGAAGCAACAGATTGAACTAAGCCTGATCCTATCAACCGACCAGCCTGTAAGCCACCAGCAAGCTTCTCGAGTGGGGATCTGTCAGCCTGTTGCTGGCGCCTAAGTTGGGCATCGCGTTCAGCCATGCGTCTACCCATCTCAAGGTTTTCCTTGGTGGGGACGCTCAAATCAATGTCGCCATACTGGGGCAGATCCATCGCTCTAGGATCTTCAACGAAGGCTGGTGGCTGAGCCGACCTGAAGTTTTTATTCCTAATGTTCCCAACTCGTGGGTAGAACGCTGGTGTGTTTTCGTCAGCCATGGCTTATCCCGCTGAGTTGCTGTTGCCCCAATGATACCTTGGGTGTTGGAGTTCGTCCATCATTGTGAATATGGGTTCTCACGTTTCTTGGCCATGCCGCTGTCGATGTAATCTTCTTCGTCATAGTCGTCCCGTGGGGCGCCATCGATGTCCAGCCACCCAGCGTCACGTAGGAACCGCAAGCCTTGGGTGCAAGCGTCCACGAAGTCGTCGTGCGTGGAGTCAGGGAAGCTACAGATCTGGGACACGAAGCCCTCAGCCCAATCCTTGACGTAGCCCTTCCTGACACTGCTCTCAGGGATCCATACACGCCCAGCGGCGATGATGTTGGAGACGATGTTCAGCCTCTGAATCTTGTCAGCTCTGCCGGGATTATAGGCGCGCACAGGCAGATGGCCACGCTGTAAGTCTTGGATCAGCGCTATGCCGGCGGACTTGTCTTCCACGAGAATTAGATCAACGCGCTTCTTTTCTTTGCCCTCACCGTAGACCACGTCGTACTCTTCGATCACCTTTGGGCGCAGGTCTGGGTATTGCAGGCGGTCTTGCCAACAGTCGATGATCATGGCGGACATCGGGCCATCGAGCGGCTTGAACACACCTAACGTGATAGCGGCTGTCGGATCGTTGACAGTCTTTTCCGAGCTGGCGCAGTCGTAGCTTTGTAGGATGTACTCGAACTTGGGGAACTCCTTGTTTGGCGCCCAAAGCTTGAACATCTCACGCTTAACGATACCTGACTCTTCTGCGTCTATCAGCTCTGCGTGGATCTCCTGCCTACCGATCTTAGTACCTTCGTATGACAGGATCTGCTTTTGGAAGCTAGGAGCAAGGTTGGCTAGGTTGACGTAGGTAGATGCCGTAGTGAGGGCTACGTCGTCTCCTTCACGCCCTACGAGCTCCACAATGAGGTCTTTGGGTCGTGGCGTAGTCGTGGCAATGATCTGTGTCCTGCCGTCGTCCTTCTTTAGACGCACGGCGAACTGGATGTTGTACCAAGCTTCGTCGAGGTAGTCCCAAGCGGCAAGCTCATCTAGCCATGCACCGTGGTACTGGCCACCACGGAAACGATCAGGCTCGCTGGCGCTGATACCTTTGATCAGGCTCCCATTGACCAAAACAATCTCGTGTAGGGCCTTGTTGTAGTCCCTGATCAGAATGTCTGGGATCACCGCCATGAGTCCTGACTCCCCCTCAAAGCACGTACCCCTGACATCCATAGAAGTAGGAGCGGACACCAGCCAGCGAGTGCCGGGGTTCTCCCATGCCCACCACCAAAGCTGTTCAGCCGCGGTACGGGTCTTGCCAGCCCCTCGGCCAGCCAGCATGAGCCAGATAGACCACCACTCACCTTGAGGTAGCTTCTGGTGATTAAACGCGCCTGAGAGCCATTTGGCGCGTCTGGCGTATGCCATCGCGTGGTAGGGGCCCAAGCTCTTCCTGATGTTCGGATCAGCAAGGATGTCAAGCACTTCTTTGTCGACGACCTCTGTCATTCAGCGATCCTGATCAGCTCTAGGCGTTTGATCGCAACATCCATCACGTTCTTGACCTCGCCATCGATGATCATAAAGTCAACCTTCTCTTCTGGCGCTTTGTACTCGCCGTACTTTTTAGGGTTGAACTTAGCCAACAGCTTTAGGCGGGTCTCGATCTGTAGCTTACGGTGACCAAGCATATCCTCCTCAGTCACGGTCATGCTGTCCTCACCCTCCTTAGCCCCAGAGGTGTAGACCTTCTTGGTTCCAATGTGCATGTTGTCAGCGATGTACAGGCATTCCTCGGCGAGAGCGTCGTATCCGATGTCACGCGCACGGGCGATGGCTGTGGAAAGCTCTGCGTCCCTCCACATCCAATCGTATACCGTCCTCCATGCAGGGAACCCTTCGTTCTCTCTGCATATCTGTCTCAGTGGTACTCCTTCACTAAGCTGTTCACAGATTACTCGTGCTATCTCTGCGTTGTACTTGGAAGGTCTGCCTGTCTTGGTTACCTCTTTTGTTTGCGGCTTACCTGTCACATCGGCGACTGTGTCGCTGGAAAGACTCTTTGGTTTCTTGGCCATCACTGCACTCCTTTAACGCAAAGTTTAACGGATCTTTTCGTTTGTGTGCAAGGTTAGTCCTTCAATCCCCTCATGATTCTTCTATCCATGTCTTTGATGGTTAGCTTGAATTCTTTGTTTTGTTTCTCAAGGTTTGCGGCTTTTACTGTGGCGTGTTTCAGCTTTGACTCAAGCTCCTGACCTGCGGCTTGTAAGTCTTTGATGAGCTTGTATGCCTCTTCAATGTTTTCTATTATCCAAGCTTGTGCCCAATAATCTTTGTCGCCTTTTGGTCTCCATATCTCTTCGCTCATTGCATCTTCCCACGCAAAGCCTCAGCATATGCAGATTGTTTATACAAAAAATCACGCTGTCTGCTTGCCGCTTCATACAGGTCGCTTAGTAGCAAAACACTTTCCCGCAATCTTTTGATTTCCTCAACAAGCACTTTTGTTGTATCCGTGTCCACGGGAACATTAGCTCCAATCACAAGCCATTCGTCTTTCATGTGTTCTTCTCCTTGAGTTTGGCTTCAATTGCTCGAGCAAACACTAAGGTGGACTCAATTTCCCAATCACCAATAGGCAAAAGCTCAATTGCTTCGTCTTCTGTCAACCCTTTCCAAGGGCGCATGTAGTCTTGAATATCATCATCCATTGTTTTTCTCCAGTATTGCGGTTTCAATCTTCTTTGCCCATTCGAGCACCATGACCATGTTCCAGTTGGAGCTCTCAGCAGTTACGCCTAAAGCCTTCTGAATCTCCTCGTCCGTCAGCCCAGCAAAAGGTTTTAAGGTCTGTTGCACTTTAGCTTGCGCCGCCACGCCATCCTCGTATCCTTTGGCATACACCTCGTTGTCAGCATCAATCAATTGCTTGATTAGATTTAGGCTTTCCTCGCAAACCTTTGTAAGGCTCTCTACAGCAATAGCACGTTTAATTATCATGACTTCTCCCATTAGGTCTTGGACAATCTTCTGGCGGGGTAACGATGCACCAAATAGCTTTGTATTGCCCTCTTGGTGCAACTTCCCATCGATCTATGTATACGTCAGGCATGTTCTTTAACGCCTTCCTTACGTTGTATTTTGATCTATCCAAAAGCTCAGATAGATCTTCTAAAGTTATACCGTCAGGTATTCCGCGAAGCGTAACTCGTACACTCTTGATCACAGAAAGCCTCATGGAGCCCCTTTATCGGGCGTTTGAGCCGTTTTTTGATCGCGTTGAGGGTCAAGGAGCTTGAGTAGCTGATCGAGGCTTAGACAGCCATCCTTCTCAAGTCGCTTGATTTCGTACAAAACGCAGTCCACACCTGCGTTAAATCCTTTGATGTAGTCACTCATGATGGTCTCGCTCATACTGGTTGGCTAAGGACTGTTTGCAGGTTGGCCAGCAGTTGCTCAGCCTCGGCACGGTTCAGGATGACGTGCATACTGGCACGGCGACCTTGCAGGGAAAGCCAAATGCTTTCGTCGTATTGGTCGACACCCACACGGGCGCCGTCCTTTGTTTGAATTGATGTTTCGATTTCGTTTGCCATTTTGATTTCCTTCAAGTAACCGCCTTATTGGCGTGAATGAATTGTAACATGAAATTAAAACCTAACAAGTATAGGGACTTACCCTAATAATCGATAATTTATTTATTAAATAAAAGTG